AAATATCTGTAAATCCTTATAGTTTTTGGCGGGGTTCGCCCCGCCCTTTTTTCTATGAACAAATTGACTTTTACAACTACAGATGGGGAGATGGTGACGATTCCCCCCAATCTTATCAGGAGCGTTTCGCGGAACGGGAATGAATCAGCAACCGTCACTTGTGTCAACGGCACGGAATATCTGATATCTGACACCGCTGCCGAACGACTAATCGAGGAGCTTTTTAGTGACTGAAACATCAGAAGGAAAAATTAAGAACCGCGAGTGGCGCGGGATTTCCCTACCAGTAAAACTGGACATTTTGAACGAACGGGGTAAAGCAAAACTGATGAATACTCCTTTCCCGCCGAAAAGGAGAAACGGGCATCTGGTTTTCGCTCTCCCTGGTGGACAGGAGATAGAAGAATGGGAGATTTAACTTGTCCTCACGGCCTCACTGAATGTTCGCAGTGTAAGTTTAGCCGAATATTGGCTCAGGTATTAAAAGACTTGGAAGTAGCTATGGCTGAGATGCAGAGGCTTGAAAAGGAATTGTTGAGTGACTAGGTTGCTGCGGATGAAGGATGTAGAGCAGATAACCACGTTGTCTCACGCGACTATCCGAAAGATGGTGAGAACAAACAAATTTCCTAAACCTACCGTTATGGGCCATAAGACCCACGTTTGGAATTCAGACCATGTAGAGAAATGGGTTAAAACGCTTCACAAAACATGATCCATTATCACGGCGGGCCTCTTGGGAAAGCCACTCAGTCGCATGAATTTTTCACTGGTCGCCACTCACTAATTAGTTTTGCCCACCGTTCCGAATTGGAAACAATGGCAGAAGTCAGTCATTCGTTTGTTTTAGATAACGGCGCGTTTTCGGTTTGGAAGTCGGGCAAGTCGCTTGATGTGCAGGGCTACACCGATTGGGTGGATGATTGGCGGCGACATCCTGGTTTTGACTGGGCATTGATCCCTGATGCGATCAATGGCAGTGAAGATCTAAACGATGGTCTGATCGAGGATTGGCCCTACACCCGTGATGGGGTTCCTGTGTGGCATCTGAATGAATCATTAGATCGTTTAGATCGCCTCTCTCTCAGATGGGATCGAGTTGCGTTTGGTTCAACGGAAGGCATGGAGCCGGGGAGTAAGCAATTCTGGACGCGGATTGCACAAGCGATGGACGTTTTATGTGATGACCTTGGCAGGCCGCGATGCAAGCTGCATGGATTACGGATGCTAGACCCAAAAATATTTCAATCAATCCCTTTGGCATCTGCTGATAGCGCGACTGCCGTTCTTAACTCATTTAAAAATGCCCACAGATTCGGTATATACGCACCAAAGAAGGAAAGTCAGAGGGCAAACATCATAGCGGATAGGGTTGAGGCTTATAACTCTGCTCCATTATGGAATAACAACTTAACAGTACAACGGGAGTTCAAACTATGTGGGCAATAATTTATCTGATCAGTATCGTATCGGTGAATTGGTTATTCACCGTCATTCCACCCATCGGCATTTGGCAGCCAACATCAATGATTGTCGGCTTGACATTCATTTTCCGCGACCTTGCCCAACGCAAGATAGGACATTGGGTGTTCCCGGTGATGTTAGTCGGCGGTGCAATCTCTTACGTCATGGCTGACCCATTCGTTGCTATCGCATCGGTGACTGCGTTTTTAGTTTCTGAGGGTCTGGATTGGATCGTCTACACCTTCACCAAGCGACCATTGCGCGACAGGATTTTATTGTCATCAGCAGTTGGTACGCCTATTGATTCGATAGTGTTCACCGCAATGATTGGGATTTTAAGTCCAATGAATGTGATCGTGATGACGGCATCCAAGATGGTCGGCGCGGTTGCGGTCTGGTTGTCACTAAAAAGATCAGGCAACTCTCACAACAGATAGCCTCTTAGGCATAACTCTGTCGCCCCATACCTGTATCATTTCCCGGCGCGAATCTAAATAAAGATCCGGGGTTTTATCTATATAGGTATCTCTGACCTTGTTTGTATCTTTGTGGGCTAACTGGTATTCAATCCACTCAGAAGCGTATTCCTGTTTTCCGTTTGTATCTTTCAGACCATGTAGATAGGTAGAGGCTGTCTTTCTGAAACCATGCGGGTGTTCGTCATACTTCCAGTTTCCCTTTTCCCCGCCTAGATCGTGAATAGCAAAGCCTACCGCGTTGTAGGACAGGTGACTTGTATGGTCAAATCTTTCCGGGTCGAGCTGCTGTCCATTTAGATTTTTGTTGCCACCATAATATGAGTAAGGGTTAATCCGGGGAAATAGAACCTTACCCTTCCCGGTAATCTCCCAGAGTTGGTTGAGAACCATAACCGCTTGGTCTGACAGGGGAACCCAATGTTCCCTGTTCTTTTTCATGTGGTTGCCGATATTACCTAGCTGCCGCCTAGTGCCACCAGGAATTCTCCACACCCTGCCCTTCCAATCTATCTGCTGCCACAGGGCTTGTCTCGCCTCTGATGGACGGGTCATGGTGAGAATCTGAAACGCAACCAGTAGTTTCACGATTGGGTCGGCGTTACCGGAATTCATTTCAGCCAAGAACTCCGGCACTCTGTCGAGCCGCATGGCCCTGTAAGTGGTCGGCTCATAATCCCCCTCCCTTTTGGTCAGACGGGGCGCAGAGGAGCGTACAAAGGCCGCTACGTTGAATTCCAGGCCAGTAGGATACTTAGGGTGCTTTTCATCGAAAACAGCGCCGTCAAGGATCTGACGGATAATCTGGTGGATTCTATCCCGGCTCTCAAGATAGCCTTTCCGGTCAAGTTCCTCTAAGACTTCTAAAATGTGGTACTTGGTCAGGTCACGGACATCCACAGACCCGATCAGAGGATACACATGATTGACGAGCTTTTTTGTTTGGTTCGAGTAATGACCGTCAGACCACTCACGCTGCTTGTATTTCAACCAGCGTTTAGCAACAGCTTGAAAAGAATTAGCCTCTAGTCTCTCTTTCTTCTTCTGCTCTTTCTTTTCTCCCAGGCGGTTTGTTATTTCCTTCTCAGCCTGTTTACAGGTGATACCGTAAACGCCGCCCCACTCTCCTAACGTAAGAGTTGTGTCACCGTTTTTTCTATCACGATAGATAAGCGTTACGCTGTCTTTGTTTATGCGTATGCACCGTCCTTTCTTAGCCACGCTAATAGGTTGGGTGCTGACAGAGTTTTTCTTTATCGCGGCGTTGATTGCTTTCGCGGTGTAGGTATCTGCAAGTTCCATAAAAGCCTCCGGGTGAGGCTCTTATTATCGCACCGCTTTTAACCCCGAACAATCATTTTATTTATCAATCATGTATCGCCATGTATCGCCATGTATACCGTAATATCAAGCACTTAGGGATTCGGGTCTATCAACCAAGGGGAAAATGGCGGAGAGGGAGGGATTCGAACACTGTACCAAATCAAACAGTTAAGGTCTTCGCACCGTATTTTAACCCCTGCCCTTTTCCGCTCGTTGTTCTATTTCTTCCAACTTATTGAATGTTTCGGGAGAATCCGAACATATCCCCATTTGTTTAGCGATACTTGCTAATACTGCTGCCTCATCCCGCTGGGTTTTGGCATCTAAAATCATCTTCTGAGCTTGGGGGATATCTAACAGCACTGGTTTCTCCTGGGTAAGTGCGACAGGGCAGTGAGTGACTCGTTTTCCAGGGTCTGACTCAAACCTGTCTGGTTGGTATAAATGTCTCATTTTGTGTAAAAAAAGGGCTTGCGGTAGGGGGGTACTACAAGCCCGTTTTTGGCTCTTTTTCCCCCTTTAATATCAAGCACTTAGAACTGTGTTTTTTCAGTTTGTCCTTCTCTTCTGCCTCCCTCATTTCTCTTCTAAATATCTTTCGTGTATCCAATCTGTCACGATACTGGAGTTCGTCTTGCATCGCGTTCCAAATAGGTGAACACAGATCTAAATTGTCTGCGGCGGTCTGCACGATCTGTCCACGGGTGAATTCTTCCCTAGCTACTTTTCGCCAGTGTTGGTATTCATCCATACCGCTTTTCTAAGTACCGTAGAGACAGTTCCATCAAGTCGTAGGACGAGCCTCTAACATCATTTAGCATAATCACTCCTTGGAAACTCTCTTTCCCCTGGAACCCTCTGTAATCTTCTTCGTGCTGGTAACAAGACCCGGCGACAAGTCCACGCTGCTGTTGTCCGTTGGGTAAACACCGAACGGCAAGGTCAAGACCCTGTTGGTGGCCCATACAGAAACTCAGGCCAATGTTCTTTAATTTTGTATGACAGGTTCCGGCCCAAGGTCTGCCGGAATTAGGGTTTTGAAAATAGTGAGCAAAGTAGATTTGCTGGATTTTTAGGGGTCTTAGAAAGGGGTGCATCTCCCAGCCCAGAACGGGTGGGTTTAAGAGGTGTAAGCCAATGAGGGATTCAACGGCTGGGTGGTCGTTTATGTATCTGGAAAGGCGGTTTTCGTGGTTGCCTAACAGATAGTGTAATTTTGGTTGGTAGCTGCGCTTTCTCTTCAGCGGAGCCATGAGGGTTTCAAACGCTTTATTTCCGGCTTCTATATCCTCTATTATTCGTGCGCCTTCTATCTCCTTTCTGGAGATATAAGAGTTTAGAGAGTAAAAATCGTAGGCATCGCCCAGATGGACGATGATATCTGGTCTTTTTTCAGCGGCAAGTCGCCCTATCCAAGTATGGTGCTGGATAGGAACACCGGGTTTGACTTGGGTGTCCGGTATGACTAATATTCGCAAATTAGCACCTTACGTCATACAGTCTATGTATTTTATGTCGGACACTCACCAGAGTCAATATTCTTCACCGAAACCACGCAGCCGGTGGGGAAAACGGTAATCCCGTAGGGGATAGGTAAATCTTCCTTTCCGTCACCGGCAAAATCCTCGTAATCAAGTGTGTTGGCGATCATCACCGTTTCCTGGTCACGCTTAACCAACCAACCGACAGAAAATAAAGTCGGACATTTAACATCTGCCGCTTTTTCCCAGCCGTTAAAAGCGATTATGTCTCGCCACTCTATGACTACAAGCTGCATGGTGGAGGCGGCGGGAATCTAACCCGCGTCCAAACTCTGCCCTTCGGCCTTTTCGTTTGTCGAATCACCTTCGCCCCCTTTTTCTACGAGATGGAGGGTTCCGCACTCAGAACATTTTTGGTACTGGTACTCTTGCGGTTGGGCCTTCCATAATTTGACGCTGGCCCCCTCTTTCGGGAAGGCCGCATTTACCGCCTGTAACGGGGTTGAAACATCAAACTCGCGCATCATATTCTCGAAAAGGCGATCCATCGCCCGCATTTGATTACTGAACATAATTACTCCTGTATTTACACCTAAAAAGAAAAGCGGTAATTAACCATCACCGCGCCGTCATCCCGGTAGGAAATCCCTACCGTATGATTCTTCGTACTCCTCGTCATCCCGATCTGATAGCTGTCTTCTGTTGCTTGAAGTTGGAGCGGTAGATCGAACCTTGTAACGGCGTAGAGAGTTGCCATCGCAACCCCAGCTACGACCATCTCGTCCTGATACTTGTCGTACCACTTCGCTTTCTTCGGCTCTCTCTGACCGCAAAAACTTACTGATCTTCCGTTGCCGGTTCCTACCGCGCCCTCCGCGCATAACCTGTCTCCCAAGGCTCGCGCCTGTTCAGAAGTTGAAACGATTGAGTATTCGTTGGCGACAACAGGGATGCCCAACTTCAAGGCTTCTTTGAGCATGGCTACCGCCATTTCCGTGTCAGCGGTCAGGTCGCCCGTCAGATGATCCCCTAACTGTAGGTAAATAAAATCTGCGCCGTTGTAGTAATTTATATCTCTGTACATCCCACCAACACCGGGGGCTAGATGAACGGCAACGTGCTTATCGGTTAGGCTTTTTACCCTGTTTACCATTGCATTAACTTCTGCAACGGAATACTGCTCATCACACTCCAGACAGACAACATATCCCGCGACCAGATCATCATTCGTTTTAACGTAGTGATCTATAAATAAGAGCGTGTCGCTTAGAGGTTCTTGGGAATCGCCTTGCCTCTGTTCCCCGGTTAACCAAGCAACCGGCCTTAATCCAGAATCATTTAACTCTTGCAGTCTTGCCCTTTGGTTGGCGTACCCGTTGATTGGAGTACCGTGGTAGCCCCCGGTCTTAGCTCTGGCATATACATCTATATGTGTGTCGCCATTACCGAGCAATATGTTTTGGAAGTGCAATCTTTCAGGAGCGGTATAGTCATCAGAAAGGTACATAAGGCTCATCCCAAAGCGCCCTGTCCACGAATTTGGGTCGCCGGGTGATCCTGTCAGGAAACTTGATCGAACTCCGAATAAATCTGCTGTTGCGGTTGTTAAAAAACAGCTTAGTAAAAAGAACGCTATTTTCGATTTAATTTTGTCGGGCCTGGGATTAGCCAACCGGCGATTACTGGAATCACGACAAACGCGAGGATCAATCCGATCCCGCCAAGCTCTACTGCTTTTTCAGCAACCGTCCAAATTGTGTCTGGTGCACAGGCCATATCAATCCCCCTCATCCTCGTATCCATCATTGTCTCTGTCATCACATCGGTCACAAACGCACTCGTCATGGCTCCCGCTATCGGCGCAAGCGCACCCCCCGATAAGACAGTACCCGCAGTCGCACCTATCGCCGCCCCTGTTGCTACTACCGTTGCTTTTTTTATGGTCGTGCATCCCGCTAACCCAAGTACAGTAAGAAGAGTAAGATGTCTGCTATACCAAGGAGTACGCATAATATCGTGTGGTAAGTAGTCCAGAGAACGTCATACTTCACATGATCTCCTGCATCACTCCGATAACTATTACAACTGCTACAACCACAACAACAATCTTCCACTGGTTAGTCAGCCCTTCCCACAGATTTTTCATCTTTGTTTCCTATGTTGAGTTAAATTATTTCAGTCCGAATGCACTACCGGTTAAGATTGCACCAAAGGCTAAATGAAAAATGCCACCGTTCATTAACGTGAATGGGTTATGTTGACCAGTGAGTTTTTTCATCAGTTCAAGTTGTATCAGTGGGTCTTCAACCGTATTGAGTATCTCAATAAATGTTCCCAAATCGGGCCTGTTAAGTCCGTACCATATTGGAACAACCATAAAATCGTATAGGCAAATAACGAGGTAGACACCGAGCGCAGTCCATCTCCAATACATCGCACTTTAGTTCAAC